GTCCTGGGCTGGGTTTCTCATCCCCAATCCAGTTGGAATATAATCCCAATTAGGACTAATTCCCGTTCGTCTTAGATAACGAACCCGATCAAGCCTGATCGGAATACGTCCTCCAAATCTGCGTTCTCCACGCAGACCGCCTTGGAGAAAAGTAAGAAACAAACCTTCAGGATTGAAGATTCGCTTCTTTTCTCCCCTCGGGTTAAAGATCCTGTGATAGTCAGAGTCCACAGTTAAATGTGAACCCAGGGCTATCCACTTTCGGTATTTAACCGACTGTGTACGGTGATCGAGCTTGCGCTTTTTCACCATAACGTACGGAACCTTTATCCCACTATCGTCATTCTCACAAAGAGGAACAGGTTGAAACCTGCAAAACTTCATAAGATGATTAACAGTCCTTACCAGAGTTATTCCGGTTCGGAAAGTAAAATCATTAAGACGATTGACAAGGACCGCGATGTTTTGCTCAGAGAGTAACGTTTTCACGTATACTCCCCGGACATTGACTCCATGAAAGTAGTCATGTCCACACGACTCGCGGAAAGGGCCTTCTGAGAAGGATTTGTCGCCATTGACAATAAAACCTAGCATCTCCAGAAGACGACACAGAGGTCGAAACATTGCTGTTTCAACAATAATATCGTCACCGAAGACGCCATAATTGCCAAGATGGTCACCAAAAGGGTGATCAATCGGAATATCGAAATTCCGATAGACGGCAAGTACAGCACACGTAAATAAAATAGTCTGAATAGGAAATGTAAAACCATTTCCCATCGTCGACACCATATGTAAGTCCAGCTTCTTTCCATTATAGAAAGTAGCTTTACATCTCAACTTCATGAGTATCTTAAAAAGATCATCAGGAAGGACCTCCCTTAATAGAGAGACCGAGATGGTATCGCTAGCTGAGGAGAGATCGATCGTTGCGAAACGACCGTTCTCCGACCCCAGTTTAGCAAGAGATCGATTTTTATCTGGCTGTGTAGCCAGATCGATCCCAGAGAAGAGTTTTAATCTCTTCTCCAGCAGCGAGCCTAACCCAAGCTGATAATACATATTCAGCGAGGGTTCGGTACATATGGAACGCATGATGTCCCTATTCTTGGGAACGAACGATAACTTGCTACCTTCAACCAAATCAGG